ACCACCCTTTTATACTAGTGGTGTATTACCTTATTCTCCCAACTCTGTAGTTCCTGTAGTCCCTCAATGTCAATGTAGTACATCTACCATTCCTTTTTCACTAGCTCATTCAATTAGAGGCGGTGTTTCAAACCAAGGAGGACAGAGATGTACCCCAGGTGATGATAGATGTTTTTGTTATGATACATGTAATCCATCTCCTTATGGAGATATAGGTTTTGACTGTAGTTTAAATCAAAAAATACCTAAAGATTCAGCCTGTAATTATGTACCTGGTATAAAAACTAGAAAAGGATACTAATTTAATATATTCAATATATTAAATTAAATACTTATAAGACAACGGATTGTAATTAAGAGCTTTCATTTTTAGAACTATACCGAGTGTCATTATTTCTGTATTCGGATTATCTGAATTTAATTTTTTTCTAAGAGAACTATTTATATATTTAGACATTCCGAAATCAATAACAAAAACTTTATTATTTTTTAACATATAATTCAGTGGATTGGGGTCGTTGTGAAATATGCATTCTTCATCCATTATTTTGTATATTCTAGACAGTTGTTTTTGATGTTTGTCTTTAATTATAATATTTGCATCATCTGTAAACAAGTGACTAGACAATTTCTGCATAACTATATATTTTCTATCTAGATCAACATCAATAACTTTAGGAGAGATTCCATGTACCGACAAAGTTATTTGCATATCAGCCTCATTTCTTATTTTTTTTGGAGATTTTGATTTTTTATACTGTTTTAAAGCATATTTTTTACCATTTATAGTTACTTCATACACCTTTGAATCTCTACCATCATTTCCTATCTGTTTGCCTATTTTATAAGATCGATGTTTCGCTTCTCGTATATCTGATATAAGATCAGATATAGACCTTCTGTATTTAACATTTAAAGTATCGGCCAAACTTTTTAAATCTTTAAGAGACATTTCATGTATGTTCGAATAATCCATTTTATACATTAAACATATATTTCTTAAATATAATTTAAAAATCTGTCATTTGTAGGCAACTGTACGAACAGAAAGTCACTGCACTTGGATTTCCTCCTTTAGTTTTTTTCCAAGTAGTAACCATATTATCGCTGTCAATTAAACCATCACATTTATAGCATTTTAACGTACTCACTTTAGGACTCATCGTAGTCATACTCAATGATTCCATTTCTTCCATTATATCGTCTATATCATCGGTTTCATCAGACGAAAAATCAAAAGCATTTATTCTACTATAATCTGTATTGTATCCATCTTCTTTAATTGACAATACCAATATTTTATTATAGTCGAAAGAATAAGGATCGTATCTGGGCTTTGTAGGTATTCTTTTAAATGGATTCGAACGAATCAATCTATCTTTTAATATCATTACAGCAAATGCTTTCATATATTTTGTGAGTCGATCAGGTGTAATAGTATTATCAAGAGAGAAATCATTTATAATAGATACTATATTTTCAACTGTCATATCATTCATTAATATTGTATTATAAATAGGTATGTGATATCCTTCTAATAATGAAACTAGAAACGCACAATATGAACTGAATATGTTTAAGTAGTCCGATAAATTATTAAAGACTTTCATTGATAGTATTTTACTGTTTAATTCTTTTGCTATTTTTTTTGATTTGTCTAACCATACACTTTTAGCCATACCAGAGTTAAGTCTAGCAAAAGGTAATGACATCTTTGATAAAATGTCGAACAATATTTGTTCCGCTGTTTTATATACTTGCTCAGGATTTCCTAAATTAGAACTCTCATCATTACCAAACTCTACATATTTAAAAGGTATGGATGGAGGTCTAGTATATTTTACAGGAGTAACAACTTTATCTTTACCTAATGGTATTAGTTCAAGATCTTCGAGATTTTGTTTAAGTATTTTGGCGTCTTCATCAATTGGTTCGCCACTAGTAAATGTAAATTGTTTGCTTGTTGTCTTTCTTCCTCCTCTTCCTCCTCTTCCAGATCCTCTTCCAGATCCTCTTCCAGATCCTCTTCCAGATCCTCTTCCAGATCCTCTTCCAGATTTCTTAGGTTTTATAATATTGATTGTTGGCATATTGTTCTTTTATTTATTATATAATGAATTTTTCATTATATAATTTTTTTACTTTTCTAATATGTATTATTTAATCTGTCGTATCCAATTTAATTTGTTCCCAATGTTGAACACTCTTGTTTGGAGTGTTATTCAAGTCAACATCATTTTTAACATTTAATGAAGGCCATACAGAATCATTTTTAAGTTGAAGATCTATATGCGATGTAATCTCATTTTTTTTATTAATATCACCCTCGGATAAGGTATTTATTATTACATCTTTCTTAAAACCTTTATCGTAATTTCGAGTCCCTTTATTGCTGACATCTTTTCTGGTTTTATTTTTATTATTAAAAGCAAATTTATGTTGCCATGATTCTCTTGTATTAGAAGTCGATGTCATTTACTTTATTATATACACAAAACAGTAAATATATCAATTTTAAATTAATATATGTATATATAAAATATGAATATATACATAACAATAGCTGCTATCGTTGTATCCATATCATTATTATCTCTAATGGTAGTGATTATCATAAACAACAAAAAAGATTTAGATGATGTTGAACAACGTAAACGTAATAGAATGCAACTACTTAAATCTAAGCTGAAAAAAGAAATATTAGTTATAGATAAGAATACAAAACACGTAAATAATATACACAATAAATTTAAAAAGATAGTAGCAACAGTTGTTTACAAAGATAAAGAACGAAAAAATATAGAACTAAAGAAACAAAAAGAAATTGAAAAAATTGTAGCTCTTAACGACGAGTTAAAAAAACAGGAACGATTAAAGGCAGAACAAGATATATTAAAACAAATACAAGAAGATATTAGAAAAAAGGATGAAGAAACAAAACAAACCAATATTAAACAAAATACACTTTTATATGAACAATATAGAAATATAATAAATTTAAATACTAAATTAGACGAAATAAAAATTGTTTATGAGGCAAATATACAAGAACTTAGAAAAGAATATGAAAATATGAAAAGTAAAAAGACAAGTAATTCTTGGTTAAAATGGATAAAACAATGGTTTACTGACAATGACAAAGATATTGATATCATACTACAAGGTATACAAAAACAAATTTCAGAATTACAAAATTATATAAACACCCATAATACATTACGAGATAATATTAAATCTATTGAATATCTAAATAGCATAGCTCAATTTATAAACACAGAAGATTATGAGCAATTTAAAAATAGACTTAATTACGAAGATGTAATCGATATATTATCAATCGTGCAAAATTTCGATAACGAACAAATACAAAAACAAAGAATATTAAAGTTAAAAGCTATATTAGCGGAAGTTGCAACAATAAACTCGGATTTAGATGAAAAGGAAATAGAAATAAAAGAAGAGATAAAAAAGAAAAGTTTGATATGTAGTTACCAGCTAGATAGAAGTATAACTGATGTTACAGACTCTAACTATAAAGACATATATTCTACATATAACCAAGATTTAGATAAATGTCAATGTGGAACTATAGGAAGTGGTTGTTTTAAGAACGGATCTTTTGAACAAAATATAGATCAACCGATATTTTTAGGTAATGATGAGCAAAATGTTTATTGTGATTTACCTTCAGATCTTTTATCATCTATAAATCATCTTCACTGTGTGAATAAATATTATCCTATCCCTGAAGACGATGTTGGTGACTGGAGAGGATTGCTTTCCATAATTAATAATGTGATAGATAGTTTTTCAACTATACAACAAGGTGGTTTATTTATTGATTCAAATGAACGACAAAAAATAGCAGAACCGGTGATTAAATTATATAAACAAAAATGGTTTGACTCTATAAAAGATAAATTAACTAATTGGCCTGAGAGATACAAAATATGGCATGAAATGTATAAAGAAATCATATCAGATAAAGATAAACTCAAAGTTGAACTTTTAAATCAAAGAAGAAAAATATTATCTGATGATTGTAAACCAACAAGTGACGGATATTTAACATATTCGCTAGATGTTTTAAATGATATGATAAAAACACAAAATAAAACAGTTGAAGAACAACTCGATATAATACCTAAATATAACTCATCAAAATTCTTCAATTATGTAGCATCTGATAATAATATTACTTTTGAATATGACGAACAATCACCTGATAATGTAGTTATAAAATATAATACTAATACACCTGGTTGTGATTATTACAATTTAACCCTTAGTAAAAGTAATGCTATATACGACAAATATAAAGCTAATAAAAATGTAGTACTTCTTGAATACGACGCTCCTAGAATAAGCGAACATATTGTACGAAATAATCTTGATTACAAAATAGCTAATGTTAATCCATCATGTCAGTATAGTAGCGCTCAACTAGCTGAATTAGATGGACTAGATGAAAATCAAACACAAGCTTTCATAAATCAATTTACAAATATTACATCAAAAAGTGATCAGAAATTAAAAAAGTTACCTCCTTGGGATCTGTATCAAACACAAATTGCATGCGAAGATTTTACAAAAGATCAAGTGGATGATAAAATTAAAGATATGAAGTCTAGTTGCGATTGTACAGAAGATGGATGGGTTTTCGATGAAACAGGAGGTCAAACATATATGCAACAAATAGGTTGTGTAAATCAATTGAAAAATTATAATTCAATAGGTAAAACAAAGGAACAGATTAAGAAACAAATAGACGAAGAAAAACCTGGATATAAATCCTTTTGTTATGTTAATTATGAATGTACAGATCCAAAAACAAGAATATCTGAATATAATAAAAACAATAAAGACTCTCCAAATGTTAAATATAAAATATGTAATGAAAAAAATAATAGAATAGGTAAGCCTATAAAAAGACCATATTTAACAATTCGTCTAAAGATAAATCCTATACGAAGCAAAACAGGTAAAATATTGAATGTAAACGGTAAAAAATTAAATGGTATAAATGAAACTTATTTCAAATTAGGATTGGTACAAAATAAAGACGTGAATGTTCGTATAAACAGTATATTATCTCGTTTTCCAATAAAATTTACAGATACAAGTATTAAAGAACAAATATTTCCTAACACTACTGGTATAGCTAATATAATTGATATATACGATATTAATGATTCAAATTCCTCCTATGATACTGTGCTTTTTCCAGGAGATGTAATTATAGCAGCCAACGGTACATGGGAAGGTCAAACAGACGAAGAACGTGACATAATAACAGAACTAACTGGTAGAATACCAGATGAACATAAAATGTATAATCTAGAATATAATGGATATTTCATACAATTTAAAGAAAAACTAATGAAAATTATATACAATTCATCTCAGCTTATTATAAGACGTGACCCTAATTTACTAATAGATACATCTGATATTGAAGGATCTGATAGAATAAAAATATTAAATACTATGAAATCTGAAAATGAAATAATGCTTAAGAGAAATTTATTGGGACTACCGCAAACATATGACATAGTTATGTGTAATGTCGATCAGTTTAAAGACAGAACTGTTGCTGTAGATGAAAGACAACCTTTAAAAACAGATATAATAAAAACACCAGAAGGTGACAAAGTTAAAATAGGCTCAAAATTAACATATACTTGTAATAGTTCAGATTTTTTAGTACAAGAATTTAAATGTGATATAGACGGAAATATGAAAACAACAACTGATAATATACAATCATGTGATTTTATTGATAATAAAACAGACTTACGTTGTGAAAACTTAAATAAATTTACATTACATAAAATAGAAGATGGTAAATGTCATCAAACATGTAGTGAACACAAAATATCAAATGAATGGCCTACAATTGAAGTAATAAAAAAAGAAAATAAAAATATGATTGATTTGGGTTACGATATTGGTACATGCGAAAGCAAAGGTTACATAAACGAAATCAACCCTTCTACAAATACTGATAGTATTATACCACAATATGTCAAAGAAAAACTAAATGAACAATCTAACTCAATGAATGAAAGTTTAATATTTACACAGTAAACAATTATACGTTATAATAATTTAAAATCGCTAAATGTAACTTTAAATTATTATAACGTATATTTATGTATTATACCTCCGTGTTCTTTATATATTTTTTTTCGTGTATTATAATGTTTTTTCAATAAACTATAATCATCTATTAAATCAAATACAATAGGTTCTGTTGTTTTGGTTCTCATACATCTTCCTAAATATTGAATAAAATATTCTTGAACGTCAGCTGCTATAATTAATGCGTCTATTTTTGGATGGTCGAAACCAGTACCTATTTTACCAGCCGTTCCAATCAATACACGATCATTTATATCATACGTCTGTGTAGAACCGGTTATAAGAGATACTTTTTCATTACTTTCTATTAATTTATTTGATAAATATTCAGCTTGTGAAACTCGCTTGACTATTATCATAAATGTTCTATCTTTAAATTTACATATGATATCTATAATTATATTATTTCTTTTTTCATTATTTGCTTGAGAATCCAATACAATACCCCAATTTACGCGACCATTAGTTGTTTGTTCTATTGTCGGTTGAAAACCCGTTTCAACAGTGTATACTATATGTTTTCTATTCAATTTACGTATTATTTTATTCTTACCGAAATAGAATTCTAACAATTTATCTAGTCCATCTGGTCTGTAAGGTGTAGCTGTCAAACCGATTAAATAACGAGGTGATACACAATTTAAACATTTAGACACGGTTTCCGCCATTATTAAATGCGCTTCATCTACTATTACCAAACCAAATTTATCAAAAATACTTTTATCAAATTTTTCCACATTTATAGCATTTACAATACAAAAATCACTATCATAGATTTCACCTTTAGGTTTTAAATATGAAACTGTGTTATCTGGACAAAATGTAAGTATACTGTCTTTCCATTGTTTCATCAGAACTATTTTATTTACTATAACAAGTACTTTTAATTTGATACTACACGCTAAGTTTATACTTGTTATTGTTTTTCCAAAACCACAATACATTGACAGTATAACTGAACCTTTTTTATTCAAAGTTTGTATTGATTCCTTTTTAACTTCTTTTTGTTCTTCCCTTAAAACACCTTTAAAATTGTTTTGTATAGAATCGAAACTAATTCTATTTTTTCTCGAATTTTTCAATGTAGATACAGCGAATGCAAAGGGTATAGTTATATTATTATCTGTTAAAATATACGGATAAATATATCTAGGTAGTCCATATGAATATTTGTTCTCTATTTTTATTTTTAACTGTTTATTTATTTCTTCTTTATCAAAATCAGTTAATTTATTTACATCAATAACTATAGACATTTTATTCTTAATTAAAATAAAATGTATTATCTATCAATTTTCTTGTATTACAAATGTAGCTGAAATTTGTATATCTTTTTTTGGTTCATATGGACTACTTGTGTCTTCATCTATTGTTTCAAATAAGTCTCCGTCCGGCATTCTTACTTGAAACTGTATATCGCTTTGAAAAGACATATTACAAACAAGTTCAGCAGAACTTCTCAATACTACAAATTTTGTAGTAATATCGTCTACATAATTATCAATTATAACTTTAAATCTTAATCCATTTTTTATATTAGGATTATTAGATAAAGTACTTCTTCCTTCGTTTATATTTGAACCAGACAGTATAACATATATAAATGGATATTGTGTTATATACCCACCTTTGGAACACTTCAATAAACTATTTGGTAAAATTATATCTTGTAATTTTATTGTTACTTCTCTATCTTGGTACATTCTACCTGTCATTTGATCATTCATAATAATACGTGAAGTATTTATTTTGGTTGGTTTTAATATACTAAAAAAGTCATTTTCATATACAGGTGTTCTCGTAAATGGTTCGAATAATTTACAGGATTTGATAACACATGTACATCCATTTACGAGATGTTGTGTTAGCGTTATACCAGATGTCCATCTGCTACTACTACTAGCTAGATCACTATAATTGGTACCTTCGTCTATCGGAAAACGAGGCTCTATTGTAATTCTACTTACATTATCTATAACTTTGTGTCTTGTTATTATAAAAGAAAAGGCTTCTATCGCATTTAAATTGCCACTGGCATTATATTGATTACTAGCTGGTGCAATTGCTGAAGGAGAACCTGTACTATTATATTTAGTTATCGTTATATATAAACCAGTGTAATAATCATCCTTATTAACAACATTGTTATCATTGCATATACCTTTATTAGGAGAACTACTTACGATGATATCCGTAAAAACATCGATACTATCCGGTGATGTTAATACTAGTTGAGCATCTACTATTTTTTCTATTATTTTATGTTCTATAGTAGGAATTATATGAAACATCCCACCGTTTTTTACACCTCCGTTTGTAACCGAATCGCTAAGACTATCCGCTACTGTCGTATACTTAAACATACTATTTGTGTCAAGTGTTATTTGTGTATTTCTAGGATCACCATCTACCAATGCTAGCCAGGATTTTATTTTTTTTGTCTCGACAACATTTGTAAAATTGTCATTGTTAAGGCCGTCTTGATCTTGATAATGATCCCAAATTAATTGTATTGTACAACCTTTGTATTGATCATTTACAAAATCTTGAAAACTACTGATCGAATTATCTTTTAACATACTTTGTGTTTGTTGTGCTTCTCCTGATGCGTTAACATTGACGGGTGTCTTAAAACCAACACTCTCAATATTTGTAAGATCACTTGTAAAACTAAAATTATTAACAATTATCTTGCTGGGATCAGTTTCATGTAGCATGAAGGTTCCTAATAAGGAATGAGCACCTGTGTAATTTCTAGGTGACATTTCTAATATGTCACCTGCTTTAGCAGTTATAGGTTTACCTAAAACGCCTCTATTTACAGTACTATCAAATACACCACTAGCTGTGCCTGATTGCGTTCCTTTAAGTGTGTCAAAAGTGGTAACGAATGTACCTTCTGTATTAACAATATTATTATTTTTTTGATATCTCTCTACATCTGTACTGTTTGATAGTAAACCAGATTTATCAAAAATATTAAATTCATGAGTACTTTTCATCTCATTAGCCAATATACTAGATGTATTATTTGATTCTATATTACCTACTTTCATACCACTAACATTCTGACCAAATAAAGTATGAGCAATTCGTTCTTCACTATAAGCTCTTAACACACCATGTTTAGAATAAGTTTCGGTGTAAATTGGTTCTTTTTCTCTTATAAAAAATTCAGTATGTTCATCAAACTTATCTTCAGGTTGAGAATTTACATCTATTGTAATTATATTGCTGCTTTTTTCGTGCGAAAGAATTTTGTATGAATATTCTTTAGGGTATCGCAGACCACTTGCATTTATTTGTTCGTTTGATTGTAAACTATATAAATACATACCAGTATATGAAAATTCAGGTGCACCACCTGGTACAAAGATTCTGGCAAATTCATTTGAATGTTTTTTTGAAATTATATTATCAACATTACTTGATGGATCTACAATTTTTAATACATGAGAACCAGATGCAGTTGTATAATCTAACCCTCCGTAACCCAATGGATTAGATAATGTAATTCTGCATATATCATTTCCTAAAAATTCATATTTAATAATTGTAGCTACAGCTATAACATCATGTGTATCTCTATTTTCGAGTTGAATCGTACATCCTACATAATAGTTATCTTCTGTATTTAATATACCATGTCCTATATTAAAATTATTTTTACCACTTACACCACTGACATTAGTATAAATCCCACTTGCGTTTAGTATTTCAAATACAGATGTAGCCTGTATTATTAAATTAGAGGATGGTGCGGGTTTCTTCTTTGTTTGTTCAGATAAGACTTGACCTCCTTCAATATTTAAATTTGTACTAGTGGATAACTGTTCTGGAATATTATGGGATCCTTTTGTGAAATAAGGCTGTAACATTATAGATGATACAAGGTGATTTTTTCTACCTTCTGTGAAATCTTTTATATAACCACTTGCGTTTGTTGAATTTTTAGAAAATCCTAACAATTTTGTGGTCGGAGAGGGGAGGACACCATCCTTTCCTACTGCGGGTTGATGAAAATAAAAAAAAGGTAATGGGTTGATTATATCGTTAGGCGTACCACCTGAAGCACTTACGGGATATTCAAATACCATATTTGCAAATTCACGTAAAGCAAAATTAAAAGGTCTCCATCTTCTTAATATAACTTCATTTGAAATTTTATCGGTATTTGCAAGTGATATAGAAGGATTGTTCTCAGAAGGTCTTAATTTAAAATTAGCAATTGACTCATCAACTAACCTGTTTCTATATGTACTATCGAATTCTAAGATTTTTGTATATGTCATTTTATTATTACAATATATTGTTTTTTTAAATTATCATATGATAATTTAAAATTATTTATATAACTCCATTCTAAAAGCATTAAAAACATTACATAATATACTATTGTATACATCCGATACTTCTGTAAACAATAGTATTTTACATCCAGTATTTTTAAGACATGTTTGTAATATTGGATGTTGTTTAAAACGCAGTCTTACTAGATAATTAATAACATATTTTTCACATATGTTAAAAGTAGCGAAGTATTTGATTCCGTCCTCCAATGTATTGAAATATCCAATCCATGAAGGACATTTAATATAGAAATTAGATTGAATAGATAGTGGATTCTTACTACAAATTTTATATACAGAACATGTGTTTTTCACAAAATTTTTTTGAACAAGTGTTTGAGGAGAACCAATTTTCCTCCATTTGTCTCTCATATTTTTCCTGTTAGAATGACACATGTTAGTATAATATAAAGATTTTTTAGATGACCAATTGAATAAACAACATATTATACATGATACAATAATTCCAGAACGACCATGACCACCTCTACAATGTAAATATAACTTTTCTTCTTCTTTAGATTTTATAATAATATTTACTATTTTGAATATAAACTCTATAAACGACAAGTCGTATTGAGGTATATCTCTATCTTTAATCGAAAATTTAATGTATGTATACGACGTCTTATATGGAACTATATTATTTTCTAACTCATTCGTTAAATCTATGAAAAATCTGAAATCTGAAGATTCTAGTTGGTTTACTGTATCTTGAGTTGGGAAATCTCCAAAAACAGCCTTATCTTTTATAAAAAAAGCAGATGTATCCATTAATTCTTTTATTTACTATATAATATCGTATAGGAATATCAATTATATATTAGAGTCAAATAATAAACTGTTAATATTATTTTTAGAATTATCTATGGAAAATTTTCTATTTTTCTCTAGCAAATCGTCAGTTTTTATATTAAATTTGTCATTAGAGAGTTCATTTGATGTGTGTTTATATAATTTATACACGGAATCTTTTATAATTTTATTTAATTTATATTTATCTAACATTTGTTGCAAATTTTGTATTATCTGTTGACAATCAAATTCTGTAACTTGACAATTAGATTCATAACCGGATCTAAATACATTGTCTGAGAAAATGTTATAATATATATGCCTAAAACTATTAATTAAATAATCATACAGAGTATTATATATGACATCTGTTAAGTGTGATAATCTACAGTCCATCTTCCAATATTTCAAAGACCCTTTTATATCATCTAAAACATAAAAACTAAAAGGGTCTTCGTTTACATATGTATCTGAACACCATTCAACATATATGATTTTCCCTTTACAACTTCTTATAACTCTATCAATATTTTGTTTTAAATTGAATACAACAAGACCATAATTTGTGAAACATTTTTGTATTAAAGTATAATCGAAATAAAACGATTTACACAGTATATCATTATCATTTACTGTCAAACAACATTTGAATACTTCTAATTCGTCTATATCCAAATTAGTATCTGTATACCCTGGATATTTAATTAACCGTGTATCAATCGAAGAAATACTTTTAGACACATTTAAATTTATCTTCTTATCACTCATTTTTTTACTTTTTAATACATTTTCTATTTTTTCTATGTCAGAATTCAACTGTTGTATATAAACATGTAGACCGGTTTTTTGTAAATATTTCATTCTTATTTGGTTTATATTCTTTAATATTTTAGCTATTTTGGTGGTGTTGATTAATGAGGTTATTAATTGATTTACTTCTTTATTATATTGATCGATTTGATTACTCGATTGTAAATCTGTATTATCCTGTGTTAAATTTAAATGTGTATTATCTTCTAAAGTTATAGTATTAATACTTTGTTTTACAATATCTTTTAGTTCAACTAACTCTTGTTCAATAGTTTTTATTTTTTTCAATATAATGGATATGTCGTACGAATTATTCATTTAATAAGACTTGTTATATTTTTTAGATTAACTTTGTAAAATGTAATTTTAATTTAAATATTATTTAAAATCTAAAAAATATAATAATAAAATATGAACACTTCAAGTATCTCTGCACCTGATAATATTTTAGTTCAATTCAAATTAATTCATAACTTCATATCTGAATTACACAATAATTATGGTACAACCAATAGAGGGTTAGCTTTGTATCATAGATTATTATCAAAAACAACTTTATCTCATACAGATGTTGTTATCAAACATTGCAATGTATTTAAAAATTTCTGCGATAATAATTGTGATGCTTTGTTTGAAAGAGACTTAGATAAAATAAAAGAAAAAATGATTACTTATTCTGAAAATGTAAAATTCAATGTATACGATATAATAAATAAAAGTGATCAAAAAGATTTAATTTGGGATCATTTATTAACTATTTATGCAGTAATCGACCCCTTAAGTAAAGCTAAACAGATTTTGAAAGAACGCAAGACATCAAATAACCAAGCGAAAGAGACTAATTTCTTGTCAGATATTGTCGAAAAAATTGAAGGTACTATTGATCCAAACAGTAATCCAATGGAAGCTATAGGATCTGTCTTACAATCAGGTGTTTTTAACGATCTGGTAACACAGATGGGTTCAAGTTTAAAAGATGGGAGTCTTGATTTAAGTAGTTTAATGGGTAGTGTTCAAGAGATGATGGGTGGGAAAGATGGAGCTCCTCCTAATTTAAACGGTATGTTGAATATGTTAGATAAAAATAATGGTACATCTGGTACTAACGGTGGTGACATACCTGCTTTAAGTAACGCTATCAATATGTTAAATACTAACGAAGATGGTGCTCCTAATTTAGCCGGTATGATGAATATGTTAGGAAATTTAAGCAATGGTAATTCAAAACCCGAATTACCACCTCCTTTACCTGTTCCTCCTAAAACAGATAACAAGAAAGAAAATTAAGAATTCTATAATATAAATTTATATAATTCTTCTAATACATCTGGGTCATCTTCGTAAAATTCATCGAAAGATTTTCCTCTAGCTCGTATATTTGATACATACATACCATCCTTAAACGATTTCATATATTTATGAAATTTGTTTTCTACTTTCCAGTGTTCTATACTTTTTACAGATGATAATGTTATATTCTTTGCACCCCATACATCTACATGTTTTTTCATACGTTTATTAAAACCCTCCAAAGTTGTTCTTCCTATTTTATTTTTAAATCCTTGATCAGGAATATATATATGTAATACATAAATAATATCGTGATATTCAGGGTTGCCAACGTTATTATACAGAAATCTAAGCTGATTATTACCCTCAGTTGATAAAGCTGCTAATTGATTTATTTTTTCTATATCTATCATTTTATTATATAATACAAAATATATATAAATATATAATAAAATGAAACGAAATTCAAATTATGAGTTATCATTATTTATCGAAGCAGTTGTAATTGGACTGTTACTAGGTGTTTTTGGTTTATTTTTCTCGACATTACTAATGTTTATTACATCATCAGATTTCAAACTATCTAAATATCACTTTTGGTGGAAGGTGTTATTATCTTATATATTTATTGGATTTTTATTTCATATATTTTGTGAAGTAACACATATCAATAAGTGGTATTGCAAGAATGGACATGCATGTCACTCACGATAATAGTGTGCAAATGTTAATACATTATTGCTACTCTATAAACTAAAAAAATGTTAATTTGTAAAAATATATTTACTTATAATAAAAGTCTTGTAATGTCAATGATTATTTTCATTATATTTATATAAAGGTATCTTTATATAAATATGTGCCATTACGCAAAAGCAAAGACTATAAGATTACAGTAGTCAGGTATTATATACCTAAAAATAAGACAAGAAAAAACTACGTATAAAGTCGGTATTTTAAATCTCTCAAGGTGTAAATATTTTTATTTACAATTCACACTTTTCTCCATCACAGAACCTACTTCCTGTAGGTACTGAGCCTGATACACTATTAAACTCAATGTTTTTATAATTAGATCTTCGTTTTTCATACTCTTCCTTGTCAATAGGTTCATAAGGTGCTTGTGCGTAACCATGTCCGCTATGAGGCAACAAACTTACTGACTTAAGAACAGGAATAAACATAGCCAATAACTTTTCTATGTCGTTTGCGTCCTTTTCTTTATCAAAATAAACAGTAGCCGAAACCATATTATCTGACCAACAACGCTGTAGTAATGCCACTAACGAAAATTGTTCCCATGGACTTACTTGTTCACATGGTCTAACATCTCCGTGATCTATAGTAAACTCAAATACTAAAGTGTTATCACTATAAGTATCCTTTTCATGTGGAACACCTGCTCTCTTAAGAGAAGGAACTAGAGGACTATCGTTTGCTACTCTAACACGACGAATTGCATATCTACTTACTGGATAATGAACACCGGCAGTTGCTCCAGCTAAAAGAGAAATAGAACCAGAAGGTTTAATAGTTGTGACACGAATAGACTCAGGTACACCTGCTGCTTTTGCCAATCGTTTATTCTCAGCTCTAACTATCTTATAACCGTCTCTCAGTATACGAGTAAGTCTTGTATAATTCATTGCTCCCCAATCCTTAGGGGCTGCATCGCTAACCCATTGCGCAATTCCACTGATAGAAACCCCGATACGACGATTTTTAGCAATTACCGCATTAGTTTCAGGACGATGAGTTGGAAGCAAAGATACACTTGTAGAATAAAAAGTTGCATACTTAAGAGCTTGATTAAATACGTCAATACCGTTACATCTATGAGGGAATACTTCTGAAAGATTACATAACTCGAAGTTTTCCAAGCAAATCTCGCCGCATGGATTACAAAGATTTGCTTCATCAGTCGATTCTTTTCCATATCTTCCATATTTTTGCATATTATACAGGTTAATCATTCCAGGCTCTCCGTTATCAACAATACGTTTTGCCATATCTGGAATGTAAGAAAAATCTTCGAAATCATCACCAGATGTAAGTGTTACAGAGTTGTTTGACATCCATCCAATTTCCATTCTCTCAGGGTTATCAGTATAGTTTTTCAAGTTAATAAAGTCAGGGTCATTCACATCACCCAAAGCGATCTCAGCAGAACGTCTTACATTACCAGCGACAACACAAGCACCAATAGAATTGAAAATATCTGCGATTAGACGAGTATGACCGTATGGTTTACGAACTTCAGTTGTAGCGGGAGACCATTCAGTTTTTTCTTTGGCAGGAACAATCAGTTCACCAGCACAAAATGCATCTAAGTACGATTCAATTCGCACATGCATTTTTTTTAGTGGGTCTGGTCCACTTGACATACCTCCAAATCCTTTTATAGGCAATCCTTTTTCTCTAATAAGAGAATAATCAAACACTGGGAATTTGTTTTTTCCATACCTTGGACTATCAATATATGCACACATTAACTTTATCAAAGACTTAACCCAACCTTCTCTGGAATCAGGAATAACGAATGTTTCATTGTCTTCTTTGTTAGGTTTAGTAGCTACCCCTCTCCACGAAGTTGAAAATCCAACCCCAACACCATTCATTAAACCATCCATCGTCCATTCAGCTGAGTGAACCAAATCTTCCTTTGTGTCTGTCGCCGAACAATTATTTAAGGCCATGCTACCTCTATTATACACAAAATCAGTACCCATCATCCATAGCCCTCTTCCAGGTGGTAGCCATTCCATTTTAAACAACGAAATTGCCATGTCACTCGCGAACGAATTCCAATGATCATCATCCCAACGCAATAAGTTTCTAGTGTAATGTTCTTTTCTTATAGAAAGAGCCCCTTCTGTAACTCTTGTTACAACATCTGCCCAATCTTCATTATCTCTTGAATAAGTCCTTCTAAATACAAGCTCTCCAAGCCCATTAAATCCGAAATTAGGTTTCATACTCTTTAATTTATTAACGATATTTTCTGGTAGCTTATATCTCTGTTCGTATGGTTGAAATGGAGTAGTTGTATTTGTCATGTTTGAAATATAATATTACAACAATTATAGGAATCAATTTTATTTACATGTAAAAATATTATTAAAATTTAATCTTAAATTTTGTTGTAATTAATGACTTTGCTTTTTTAATAGATGGTTCGCTCCAAAGTAGCCATCTACTCCAGAAACCAGCTGACTTAATACCATTTATTGTCCAATCTTCTTTTGAACTGGATTTAACGTTTAACATCTTTTTATGTATTTTGGATGGTTCAGTTTCTTTTTTTGTAGATAAAGGTACTTTTCCGCCATGTCTTGTAACGTAGTTGCGCATACGTTCAGGGGTTTTATGAATAGTATAATTCGAATATCCTCTGGCGCCAAAATCAACAGTTTTACCATCTTCAAATGTTATTCTATATCTTTTTGTTGCTTTTGGACTATTAGTGAGTTTTACCTTTATATTTTTACTAGTTTTAGGTGATTGTGAATTACTTTTGTTCGAAGATGGAGTAAATGTGGCTGTTTTCCAATATATTCTACCATTCATATCTTTTTGTTTTTTTTTAGCTATATTCAATAAAACTGATTTTTTGTGTATCTTCAGTAATTCAGGTAAAGTAATAGGAGTTTTTTTATCAACTCTTATTAAAGGTCTGCAAGCCTTTGTCTTTTTTATAGCAGATCCACATTGTATTCTTTTTTTTCCGTTTAAATAACCTTCTACTTGAACCCATTCTTCTTTGAACCACCGGGATATACCTGTTTTTTTCGAAGGTTTATTACCGATATACTTACCTCCTTTTGATTTATATTGTTGAGTTACCCAACTACTAGCATACATGCTAGGCCAAGTTTTAAATTTTTTTTTAGCTTGTTTCACTATATTATCATATAATTGTTTGTCGACAATATTATTAGGAGCCATTTTTATATATTATATTTATTTTTGATATTAATCAAAAATAAATAACTTAGTTTGTTGTAACTGATATTAAACATTATCGAAAATAGCAGAACCTGTGTGTAGGGCATGTTTACCTAAATGAGATTTAGACCCTCCCCATGGACTATTTTCACCATTAAAATCTATCAAATTCTTGTATCCAACTGCTTGAGCCAAAGCAGGGGGACGGAAATCATTTCCTACTTTTCTCAAAGGTCCGATCGATGCACTGTAAGGTGAAAGTTGATGAGTATATATTTGAGGCGATTCTGGGTGAATAGTACCTTCATGACTGTGGGTTTCTTTATCAATCATCTCTTGAATTTCATTATCTTTAATCATCCTTTGCATACTATTTTCCCAACCATAATACGGATCATCTCTAGCGAATTCGTGTTCATCGATCGCAAGAGGATACATATCCATCACATCTTGTATACTATCATAATCAGCAGTTGATAACTGAGTTGTAAAGTTTTCAACTACAGGTTGTTGATAATGGAATGTCTCCTGCCATTCAGGTTCAGATCCAACATATGTGTAGTTTTCTCTAACGGGATATCTACGACGATGATAATTAAGAGGTAAAGTCGCTTTCCTTGATACAGTTCGCTTTTTGTATGTCTCTTCTCCAAAGAAGAATCGACTTTCTTTAGGTAAAATTAAATTAATTGTCATGACGACGAGAAAGAGTACGAGAGCGATTATAAGGAATATCACAAGTTTGTTCATTTTATTATATAGACACAATTTTTTTTATTTTTTTTTTTACTATCTTAACATTATTTGTATTAAGTTATCAATTTTATATGTATTGAATTCATCGTGATATTTTTTATCAATATACTTGTCGATAAATGCTTTAAATATTCTATATGTTTGTAAATCAACTTTTGATATTATATTTGTACTTATTATACACGGAATTGTATTATACCTTTTATGTAAATATCTTAAAAAATTTAAAGGGGTTACGTTATAAAAATCTCTTTTGTCGTGTTGTAATAACAAATCACTAAATTTGGATTTTTCTTCTACAAATATTTTTAAATCTCTACATGATGTTATATTATTACTGATAAAATTAGATCCGTTAAAAAATGTTATCATATGCATCATTAAATTAAATATATCTTTTGATTGATGTTTTTTCAAAAGACATTTTAATGTTGTTACAATAAACACAATAATGTCCTGAAAAGCGTTAATTATATATCTGTTATATAAACCATAACAACTATTTTTGTATACTATACTAGATTTACCATAATCTATTATTACTGCTAATATATTTGTTCTATACTTAAATGTATTTTGATTAGATAATTTATAAATAATTTCTGTTTCCTTGTCCAATTTTTTAATAATTATATTCCATGGTGTTAAATCATTATGAATAACATTGCATTTGTATTTGCACATATCAATCGATAAACAAATCTGCACAACTATAGATATAAAATCATGTATATTTAAATTATCAGAAAGCATAAAATCATAAAAGGTAATTCCTTCTACAACATTTTGTTTAATATAATATTGTCCATCTTTTTCTTCATAAGATATATTTTTGTTAAAATTGGGTATCTTATTAGCTAACCTGTTTAGTTTAACACTAGAGACAAAAAACTCATTAATAGACTCTAAAAAAGGAAATATTCGTAAGCTGTTTATTTTTTTAAATCTATGAAATGTATTTCCTTCTAGATCTTCTTTATCAATTTTTGATATGATAAAATTAGAAGTGTCTTTGATTGAGTGTATATTTGTTAGTATATTAATTTGTTTATTTACCATGTTATTCAAATTATATATATCAGAATCTAAGTTTAAATTGTTAGATTTTTGTATGTAAGCTATTTCATTGCATTTTTTCTGTAGAGTATTTAAAACTCCTTCATTAGACAAATATTTGTCGTAGAATTCACGTGCGTTACTAGCTATTTGTTTACATTTATCGTCATTATTTATACACCATTCTATAGTTGTTATCAGATTAGATAAGTCATTCTTTATTGGTATGTAATGAACACCAGGTTTCAGTAGGTCACTAAACCATAATTTCCACTTGGAGTCTACTTTTAAAATGACTGATTTATATCCAAGTTCGTTACTTAATCTAAAACTAGAAACATGACCATCAATATTTAATATATATTTGTATTTAGATTGTTCTTTACTTGTTTTAAAATCCTTTAATTGTAAACCTGTATCTTCTACTTGTATAGTACACAGTTTGGATTTATCTTTTATTTTTCTAGGTCTTAAATTCCATTTTGTAATACCCGCGTCTAATATTTTTTCGTGTGTTTTTGATAAAACACATGCTTTCAATCTCATATTAGTGTTAACTGTAACATTCTCTCCCGTGCTACTACCTCTAAAAATAGCCATATTTATCTTTTTAGACCAGTCTGTCTCTACATCATCATCAAAAATACATTGTTGATCAGAAAAAGCTTCATTCGTTGTATTTACTCTAGACCAATCATTATGTGTCGGTATTAATATATCAGCAAAATTATCATTTCCACACATTGATAGTATAGGTGTATAACAACTATAATTATGAGAAACCAGTTTTTTATTATTCGAGTTCCATAATGATTCATATGGTTCTGTTTCATCTACTTTTAAAATAGGAAAATCTCGTTTGTTTATGAAAAACTCAACATCGTTAATTTTTCTTTCTTTACATAATGTTTCTAGCATATTTTTAATATTACAGATGTTAGTCTCTGTTTCTGATACAGGATATTCATATCGTATTAAATGATTATTAGCAAACCATGTATGAACTCGATTATTAATTTTTTTTCTGTTGAATTTATATCCACTTTTTACACATACATACTCAAATAATTCATTCATATTAGATGTATCTATGTTAGTATACCATTCATTTGTATACTTATGTTTAGAAAAAGGTAGAAAAACACATAATTTATTATCTTTGATTTTTACATATATACCCTTTTTAAATTTATTAAACATATATCTAAATGTATTAATAGTGCATCTGTCGTTGATTTTTGTATATTTATGCCACTTTATACTAGGTTTAATATTATATACATTTTTATCGCATGTATGATTTGTTTTACAACAGGTGAATATTTTATGTTCGATGAATTGCTGTTCGTCCCCTGCTGTAAAAAACTTTTGATTAAAAGTTTTGTAACGTGTATTTATATTTTCATTGTTTATATATTTTTTTACAGCATCTATTGAAACTTCCATTTGTATTTTATTACAAAAATAAAATTATTAATCATTTTTATAAAAATATTTTATTATTATAAATAAATGAATGTTCTTTTAATTGTCATGGTTTTCGTATTATTACTAACTGGTATAATTATGTTATTGCTATTTAGTAAATCAAATAAAGAAATAAATAATTATTACGGTAAATCAACACCTAATTGTTTTATAAATCCTAATGATGAGATTATAGATGATACTATAGAGATCATTAAATTATTACTTAGTGATCCTAAATTAACGATATACGAAGGAAATAACGGAGAGGAAACTGTTGTAATAACAACTAGTCCACCACCACCGCCACCTTTACCTCCTTCCACCGGTCCACCGCCACCGCCACCTTTACCTCCTTCCGCCGGTCCACCGCCGCCGCCACCTTTACCTGAACCTTCGTCCGTTGTATTAACAACGGGTCAATCA